TTCTGAAGGAGTGTTTGCATGATCGGTAGTACCGTGGCCGAGATGTCCATGGCCAGGCTGCCGAGTGCTTGTTTTGTTTGATCGATAGCATCATTAAAACCACCTGCGACGGCTGCTTGCTCGTTGGTTATAATCCCAAGTTCACGTGCTTCGGTTCGGAGATCTGAGATGGCATTGGCTTCTTGAGAAAGGATCGGAATGAGCTCCGACCCGATTTTGTCGCCGAAGAACTCGTTGGCCACTCCGACTCGAATCGCTTCATCTTCAACGTTTGCGAGTGCATCTCGAATGGTATTGAATGCTTGATCGGCATTCTTTCCCTTTAGGTCATCGACAGAGAGTCCAATCAATGCGAGGCTTTCAGATACCTTATCACCATTGCCTGTTGCGATGTCGCCTAGGATTCCGTTGACCTTCACAAACGCCTTATTCAGGCTTTCAGTCGAACTTCCCGAGAGCTTCGCCACGTAGTTCCACTCTTGCAAACTCTCGGCACTGAGGCCGATTTTGGCGGCCGTGTCGGCAAGTTCATCGGCTGTTAAGGCTGTCTTTACAGCTAGCGCACCAAGCGCTGACAACGCACCCAAAACGGGTAGAGTGATCGACTTCGTGAGGGTGCTTCCTATTTGACCGATCTTCTGAAAATTGGCGTTTGATAGGTCAGTGATCTTCCCACGAGTGGCTTGGAGTTCCTTGTTAAGCTTCGATACTTCTGCTTCGGTATAGGAGACATTTCGAGCGAGTTTTGAAAACTCAGTCTCACTCATCTCACCTAACTTGACTGCTTGTTTGGCTTTTTCTAGTTCGATGTTTTGGGTCTCGAGCTTCTTCTTTGTTGTCTGCAAGATCTCATTTAGCTTGGATTGTTTGTTCTTCCATAGCTCCACATTCGAACTGTCATACTTGAGGTTTGCATTGATGGCTTTGAGATCTTTCTGTTGTTCTTTGAGATCAGATTGGATTTCCTTGAGTTCATTCTCAAGATCTCGTCCATCGAGACTCAATTTGATGTTTAATCCTTTGATTGTTTCCGCCATCGACGCTCACCTCCTATCTAAAAAGAAAACACACCTTTCGATGTGTCAGCAATCAATAAATATGTTAGTAATATACTCTTCAATTTGGTTGCCAGATATCCGCATTTTATTATGCTGTTCATCAATTATTTTTTGCCATTCTTCTTGGGACTTAACAGATAAACTGTGATCTTTCTTTTTCCCATGTGCATCAATTTCGTACCCATGGATGAAATACAGATTGAGTAATTTCGCTTTAAACCCTCTGCTGTTGAGAAAGTGAACAGCAACGAGATGATTGGCTAATTGATAGTTTTCATCAAACCAACTGTCATTAAGCTGAATTTGAAAATCATTACACAAATTTGAGAATGCCTTTCTTATCATATCTATTGACCTAATATTTGTGGCACCCATTGATTGGAATAATTCTTGAGCGTGGGCTTTTGCTTCAACTATGATAATTACATCATTTGAACACCCAACTGCATCCCAATTGATTCCCGCATTATTACTGTTTGTTGGCCATATTTCGTTCCACTGATTCCTTATTGTATTGCTACTAATGAAATCAATATTCATGATTTCGTGATCAAGTAATCCAGTTCTCCGAAAATCATGCCATACTATGTTCGTACTTAACTTCATCGATTTTTTAACAATTAGATTAAATTCATTTAGATGTCGTCCCATTAATCGCATTAATTGATATTCTGAACCATATCCAAAACCAATCTTACCCATAGTTTCCTCCAATAATTAGCCATATATCTTATATATACGATTTTTATATGAAAAATGATAGCCAATACTGAGTTTTAGATCAAAAATGCATCAATGTCAGACTGGGTGGCCAAACGGTTACCATTTTTATTTGAGATGACATTCATTTCCAACTCGACCAATTCGAAGTAGGTCTGTAAATCAAAATACTTGCAATCTTCTATCGAAAGACCTAGATGAGCCAGGTTGAAGATGATGTTCGATGTTGCGCCAAACTCGGGCTCATCATTTGGACTGTGGGGATGGTTTGGCGCATTTTTGGAGAGTTCCGAGCATGTCTCCGATGGTCTGTGATAGAACCTGCAATTCATCCGAATCGCTCAGTATTGAGAAATCAAGCGACATCAAGAAGTCATTGTAGGAAGTCTTGCTGAAGGGACGATGAAGCACATAAATGATGCGGAAGATCGTGTCGATGACGAGCGAGAAGTCTTCTTCTTTGATGTTCTTTCCCTTTTCGAGTTTCTTGATGTCACTGAATAGTTCGGATCCGAAAACATTGCGATAATCGATGATGGTGAATAAGGACGAGTGGAGTTTGTACTCCTTCTCGCCAAGCTTGATGGTTTTTTCCATGGTCTAGTTCTCCTTAAATAAATGTCGGCAACTCAGGTGCCGTTGACAGGAAATTCGTGTAGTTTGTATCTCCGAGGCTGGCGATGACTCGTAGGATTAGGTTGTTTCCTGATTCAATCGGACGAGCGGTAATTGTGAGCGAGATCGAGTTCGCTTCGATGGAGTCAGCTTTCGACTTACTCGAATCCCCCGAAGGCGTAGCGGTGCATAGATAATACCAGATGCGACGAGCCTTGGCGTCTCCTTGAATCTCATATCCAAGAGCGAACGTCTTCGTTTCATTGTTGATGACCTCGACGAAGTTGCCATTGGTATCAGTCTTGAAGCCGAAGATGTCCTTCTTGAATTCGTCATCGATTTCGGTGAATTTGAGTGTGACGGTTGTCCCTGAATTCGAGACAAGTGTGGCGATGACTTTATCATCGGCGTAGACTTGCGTGCTGCCTCCGATGGCTTCGGTCGTGATTTCTTGAGCTCCTGCGAGACGCTTCGGTGAGCCGAAGGTCCATGCTCCATCGACGGCGAGGGTCGCAAGCGCATAATGGACATTGGTAAGTCCGAAAGTAACCTTGTTACTCATGATTGATTTCCTCCTGTTTGATTTCGTAGACTCGGTTGACCGAGTTGTCTTCATTGACATATTCCGTCGTCATTTGATAATTGAACCCCAAGGAAGAGAGGGCTGTTTCAAGTCGCTCTTCTAGAGAAGGGTCCTTCTGCTCAGTAACGAGGGTGATTTGATAAGTGGCGATGCGTATGGTTGGACGATTATCAGCGTAGGCAATGCCACGATTACTAATCTCCTGATAGACGATAAATGGATACACATCGAGTGCGATGGCATCGACGATGTTCGTTCCGTATGTAACCTTATTAGGTATGACCGACTGTAAGATTTGGTAGAGTTGCGTTAGAAAACCACTCATAATCAGTTACCCCTTTCAATGATCGCTTTGATTTGTTCTAGCATTTCGGGTGCGAACGCATCGAAGGCAGGTCGCATAAACGGACGAGGTCCGACAAACTTTCCACCCCGATGCGTGAACCCGAATTCGAGTAGATGAGTCAGGCGACCCTTCTTCTCGGAGTAGATTGCGATGGTTTTGTTGATTCCCGTTCCAATAGGTAATGCGACGAATGAGTCGGCGATTCCATCGGATTGACCACTTCTCGGTGCTTTCGTTTGAATGTAATCGAGCACTTTTTGAGCAGTATCGTTCAGAGTCTTTTCCATCGCTGTTTTGATATCTTCGGCGTAATCATTGACGAGTGCACCGATCTTAAGTCCCAGCTCATCCAAGGAGACCAATGATATCCCCCCTCTTGATCTTGGTTTCTACCAAGTAGAGTTCGATGAACTGCCCACTCACGTAGGTACGTTCAATCTTGTAGATCTTCGAATCGATCAATACATGTCGGCTTCCATCATAGAGAAAACTCTGAATGCGCAGTGCTAGATCAATGCGTTGATCCGATTTCTTGCTTTCGTAATACTCCTTCGAAGTGACCGAGAAATTGATCCCGATCACTTCTTTGGAGTTGATCAGTGAGAGTTGACGATTCCCGATGGTATCAGGTACTCCATCGAGTTTGAGAAGCGTGAGACGGATGTTGGGTGAACTAGG